TTCGTGTGTTCAACTGTCCAGGAACGAACTTCAGCAATAGTAGTTTGGCCAGCACTATCTGCTCCAATAGATACTTGACCGTTTTCACCTGTGTATGTTGCCATAGTTTATTTCTCCTTTTTAGCAGTTTCGTTAGAATCTTCATCTTCAACTTCTACTTGTTCTGGCGCAAGGTCTTTTAGTTCCTCATCGTCATGCCAAGCATAACTTTCTGAATCGTCTTCTGGTGATGAAGTCACAATTTGGGCGGTAGCAGAGATTTTATTCTTGCTACTACTTTTTTGTGACTTTTTTTCTTGAACAGAGTCTGCTAATTTATAACCCTGATCTAGAAATCTTTGCACACGGTCCTCTTGAATTGCTTCTTTGATACCGTCTGGATTGATTAATTTAATATATTTTACTGGCATATTATGTCGCTCCTTGTGTAAATGAATAGTGAACTTCTGCTGTTAAGGCAAATTCACCTAATGGTGGAGTTCTGTCTACAATCTCAATGTTTGTTACATGAGTAGTTGCGGCACGAACTGCATTTAAGTCTCTATTCCTATTTGTGTTTAATGCTTCTTCAATGCGTTCAATCATTTCGTTGCGTTTTTCATCAACTGACTGAACGAAACCTTTTCTTCCATCACTACGCACAACCCCTCTTATGACTACTTGTAAAACACCACGACGTGCGCCACCCATTGCTAGGTCCTCACGTTCTTCATTGCCTGTGGTTACAAGTATTGCTGGAAATTGTGTAAGTGCTAATTTGTCTACGTCAAAAGGTTCTCTGCTGATAAAAGCAGGACGAGGCGGTGACATATCGCCTAAAACTTCAATAATATTTTGTGCTATACTTTCGCGATTGCTCATTTACCTACCTCTTAAGGCGTAGGTAATATGTAGGTTCTCTTTCAGTATCTTCAATTGTTCCTGAACTGTCTCTATCATATTCTACACCATCTCTTAAAACAAGTTCCATTTCTCTATCATACTCTTTACGATAGAATTCCATTTTTCTTTCAAATAGATCTTGTTCTGCTTCAAATTTTGATAATTTTGGATAGATATGATAACCAAGTGCTTGGTAACAGCAGGCGCGAGTAAGTTGACTTGCGGTATATAGATCTTCGTCTGGTTCTGATTCTGCGCCAGTCAAGTATTTTACGTCATACTGTCCGTGTGTAACAGTTGGCCAATATTTTATTCGTAAATCTCTGAATACATCATTTTGAGCTTTTGTAATTTCTGCGTCAAAATCTGGGATACCAAAATCTGTGATATCAGGTTCGTAGTGTTCTATATCTGTTATAGTTGCTAATGTTGCCATATGGGTACTTCCCTTTCTAGTGAGTAGAGTCCTTCTCTATCCACAAGTATTTATCAGAATGTGAAAATATATGGCGGATAACGAAGAAAAAAGGGCGATGTTGCCACCGCCCTTTTATGTTAGTAAAGTCTATTCAACTATTACAGTTGAGCGTCTGCGATGATACCAACACCATAAGCGTCAAATAACTCAGAAGCGCCATATGCCATAGAACCAACAAATTCTGTTGCTCTTAGACTTGCGTCTCTTTGCTCTTCAATTCTCATGTCACGCTTAACCATGTAAGCGATAGCATCTGCACTCATTGCCGCACCAACAAATCCACCAGCACTTGGGCCAGTTACATTGTTAGTTTCAAAGATTTGCATACCTGCAACTTGACCAACATAACCTGATCTTAGAGCTTCGTTAGCTAAATCGTGGTTGTTCATTGGAGTGTTGCCGTTACCTGCAAGTGTCTTCTTAAGTTGGAATGCTTGGAATGGGTGTAAGATACACACATATGGTCCAGGAGCATTGTTAGCTCTTAGAGTAGCGGCCGCTTTGAAAATATCGTCCACTGTAATCTCTGCCGCACCTGATCCAACAGTATTTGAAAATCCTTCAAATAATGCCGCAAGTGACTGGTCCACTTTGTTTGCCATTCCGTCACCAATCTGACGACCAATCGCCGCCGCTACGTCTTCTGCGGCACCTTCACGTGCGATGTCAGTTAGTGATACATTAACACCAATTTCACTTGCTGTTACAGTTGTAACGTCAGTTGAAAAAGATGTTGGTGTGCTAAGGTCTGTGCCCTCAGCTACTGCGGCCGCCGCAATAGTTCCATACTTTGGAATCTGTGCTACTAGGCCTGGTGATCCTACCATGTTGTAATTTCTTACTAATGGACGGATAACTGTTTTTTCACTTAAAGTGAATGCCGCCGCTTGAACGATATTTGCATATAGATCATTAAGCGTAGTTGTTGTTGAAATTGCCATAATTATATCTCCTTATGATAGCAAGTTATATACGAACACCTCTTTCGTTCATTATCTTACGATACTGCTCGCGATGTGTGGGGTTGTTCATATCCAATTTAGTCACATCATTTTCTACCACAGGTGTTTGCTTACCTACTCCTTGTCCTGTGCCTGAACCACTTGGTCCTGCACTTACAAAGTGTGGATTCGCTGTAAGGAATTCATTTACCAAACTTGATACTTTGATAGGTTCACCCTTGTCATCATATCTTACTTGTCCGTTTGCATCAACAACATCTACGGCGCCTGCTTCATTTAACTTAACTTGGCCTTTTAGTAGTTGAACCACTTGCTGTGGATTAACTGCTTTGTTGGCACTTGCTTCGTTAAGCAATGCTCCGTCAATTTTGATAGAATGAAGTTCTGTTTCATACTGTTGGATTTTACCTGAGAACTTTTCAGCTTGGTCCTTTAACAGTTTTTCATACTCGCCACGCTTTTCAAGTTCTTCTTGTTTGCGTGCCTCTTCTTGTCCTACCAAGTTGTTGTAATGATCAAGATCAACATTTGAATATTTCTTTTCAAACTTTGCTCTTTCTCTTGCAACCCTTTCTGCTACAATGCGATTCACATCGTCTTGTGTCAGTGTTTGTTCCTTTACAGTTTCCTGTGTTGCTACCTGCTGTTCGTTTGGAGATGCAGTTGTCTCTGTTTCGTTTACCGCTGTTTCTGCGTTCATATTATTTCCTCTTTCTTTTTGGTTGAGTCTACCACCTACCCTCTTATAGTAGTATGCTTTTATTTATCAATCTAGACAAAATAATGCTTATTTACGGCGTCTACCGCCACGCATTGACTTTTTCTTTTTGTCCTTCTTCTTTTTTCCACCTCTACTGGCCATGGTTTTTTCTCCTATTGTATGACGAATACTGACGCTGGTAGTTACAGACATTGCACATACCAGATTCCATTATTCGTAGTTTTTACGGTATCAAAATGTTTTTCAATACCTGCCCTCACGCTCTTCCAATCGTAGTCGTGACCCATTACATATCCACCTGGTTTGACTTTTGTCTTATAGGTTTCAATATCTCTGCTAACACCTTGTTCACTGTGATCCGCATCAATAAAAACAAAGTCAAGTGTAGAGTCTTGTATTTGATCTGCTACTTCTGTGGTCTTGCCTTTGATTAGTCTACAGCGTTCACCAAACTTTTTTGTTTTATAGCGAACTTCACGTTCGTGATTCTTGTGATTCCATTGTGTCCATTTGCCCATGCTGTCCCAAGCATCTATACCTGTCATAGTTAAGTGTGGACACGTTTCCAACAAGTGTGTAATTGTTTTGCCTTTCCATACACCTAGTTCAGCGCCTGATGAAAGGTTATTTTCTTTTATAAATTTTTCTAAGGTGTTCCAACGTGCCATTACAGTTTGAATCCTTTTTTCCATGCCTGTAAACTCCAATAAGCAGGCGAAAGATTTTTTTGTCCTTTGACTTTGTCTAACACCGCACCCATCCTTGCATTGAAGCTTCTACGTCTAGTAGGATTGTTCCTACCTATGCTCATACCTTTTTGACCAAAGTTTATTTTTTTGACATTGCCTGTGTTACGGTCTTTGACAAATACTTTGAACTTCTTTACGTCACCACGCGATGGTTTGTTAAGTGTTACTGATCTGCCTCTATATTTTGCCATTACATCATCATGTTGGCAATAACAGCAATCATCTGTGTAAACACTACGATACCAACTGCGCCAAGCACCTTTTTAATCATTGACATGTCACGTTCCATGTGTGTCAAATGATTGTCTAACACTAGATCCAATTTTTGTTCTAGTAGTGCTAGACGTTTGTCTAAGTCATCAAACTGTTTCATTTTCATCTACACCTTCCCAACTAGGATGTTCATACATGCCTAAAGTTTTACTACGATCTAAAATTTCTTTACGTCTTGCTTTTGCTAGACCGTATAGTTCTAGTAAATTGTTTCTTGCTCTTACGCCTGCCGCTTTTGTATCTTTAGTTTCAAACTTGTGTATGTTGTCATTGTATTCACTCAACACTTCACGGATTCTTTTTTCCGTGCCCTCTATATATAAGTTTGATTCAGCTACAAATCTACCCATTTGCCAACGCCTGTTTTGCTGTGTCAATATCCGCTTGTGTTATTTCAGGATGTAGATCTAACATTTGTGTGTCAGTCAAACCTTCCATAATCATCTGTTGGATATGCTGTTGTCTATTTTCAGGTGTTGTAACAGGATGCGTCATTGCTAACTCCGCCGCACTTTCTTCTGTAATTGTTTCAAAAATCAAATCATCAATTCTGCTTGTGATACTTGGATTTGTAATGTTTGATTCTTTTGCAAGTTTTAACATTGCAATGTCATTTGCTTTGTCTTGTATTGAGAAGCTTCTAGCATACTCTACATGACCGTCCCATGCCTTGCCTTGATACATTGCCCACATACGCCAAATTTGTTCTTCAGCATGTTCTAGGTTTGCCGCAAAATCACTAATCTTAGCGTTTAACATTTGGAATTCAGTTTGTAGTCCAATGCCTGAAAGTCTACGACTTTCTATACTTCTAATTCCTCCTAGGCATGCCATCCTATCAATACTTTCAATCTTTTTGTCCATTGCTCCAATGATACTTTCAATTGAACTACCGTTTGGTTGTAGTAAGAAAGGTTTTAATCCTGGATCTAATCCTTCTTCCATTTGCACGATTGAACCTGCACCTGCACTTGCTTCTGTGCCTCTTGTTTTTACAAGACTAGGGTGATTGGTTAAGCGTATAATTTCATTCATCTCTGAACTTAATTCATACAAGTCTTTTTGAACGTCTGCAATATCTCCAATTGCACTAACACCAATACCTCTTGTGTTTGAGCGTTGTGCATATACACATACCGCAGGCACTTGGCCAAGTGTGTTTGGCATACTGTCTACAATTGATCCTGTTTTTTCATCTCCGTCTACTTTGTATACGTTGATTTCTGTAGGAGTATATTCTCTTATAAATTGAACGTTCTCAATTACTTCTTCTTTTACTTTTAGATATGTTAGGGTATACAAACCATTTGCTTGTCTTTGATACTGCCAGTCCAGCACATTGTCTGGCGTAAACAAACTCACATATGGACGTAAACCTTGTTGTAATTCTTCTGCTCTTGTTCCTACTTGAACATTGCTTTTGTCAACTATTACCCAACAGTTACCATACACCATTGTGTATGCACTTAGGTCTCTTAGAAATGCATCAAAACTTCTACCATCAAGATCTGCATCTTTCATAAATGGTTTTAGTCCTGGATCTGTATCTACACTACCAAATTCTCTGTAGATATCTTTTCTAAATAAAAAGCTGTTGAATATACCTACTACGCTTTTTGTGTGGTTGTCTACAGCTACACTTCTTAGACGTTTTTCATAGTCTTCTCTTGATTCATAATAGTATGGTTCAAGATATTTTCCCATAAAGTAATCATAACCACCTTGGTATGAATCACCTAAAAATGACCATCTGTTGATATAATATTTGTAGGCCTCGTGTGCTTCTACAATATAATCAACATTGGTTGTATTGTTTCCTTTTATTACTCTGTCTCTTATATAGGGCATTAGCTCCATCTCCTTGTTGTGCTGGTTGACCCAGAGAATGCCCAACGATCTGGCGTTGTATTGTCATTGTAATCTGTGCGTAATGGATATAGGAAATCTACAAGATAACCTAATGCATCTGCCATATGATCTAATGACCCATCTTTTTCTACGATGTTCGTTCCTGGTTTGTATACCATTTTTTCTAAACTATTTACGATATTCTTACACTTGGGGTCAACGAATAAGGATCGCTCTCCTAGTGTGTTTTTTAATTTTGCGTTAACGGCGTTAACTCTATCTCTAATTGCTGTATGTGAATTTCTAACCTGGACATTGAAACCTGCGTTTTGTAATATTGAAATATCTGTTTTACCACCTGCACTTGTTCTGCGTTGACGTCCTGCAGGATCTGGGAATACAGTTATTCTGCTGTTAGGATATCTACGTTTTAATTCGTCACAAACATCTTCTGTGTTTGATCCGTTCATTAGTATTTCATCTATAAAATATACTTTGCCATTTTCAATAACACTAATGGCACTTGCAAGAGCGCCTACGTTAAAGTCTTGTCCAACATATATTTCTTTTAGGTCTAATGGTTTGTGTGGTTGTATATTTTTTTCTCTATCCCAATTATAATATACTACGCCTGAATAGGTTGTAAATGAAGCTAGATATTCTTGTTCAAATGTTCTTTGATCCATATCACGTTTTGCTTCATTAATTTCATCTTCGCTAACATTGCCACCATCAAGAGTTGTGTATGTAAAGCTGGACCAATCATCTGTAGTTTTTGCCATAGTATACATTTCATGACTCCAACTACCAACACCTCTTGGTGTGCCTAAAAACAATGCTTGACCTTTTTTATCTGAAAGTGTAGGTCTTAAAACTTCAGTAAATGTTTTTGGTTCAATGTCTTGAAATTCGTCCATAACAAGAAAGTCAAGGCCAACGCCTCTTAAACTGTCTGGTGCATCAGCACCTTTCAAATATATTTTACTTCCTGATTTTAGACGTAACATAAGTTCTGCTTCATTAGTTGCTTCTACCCAACGAAGTTCTTTTAGTTTGCTTTTTAGTTGATCCCATACAATGTTTTTGGCCATTCTATAACTAGGTGCCACATACCAAACTAACTTGTCTGGTTGACTTGCAAACCTTGCCAGTTCTCTCATTGCGACATGTGTTTTGCCAAAACGTCTACCAGTGACCGCTACTCTAAAGCGAGACTCACTGTCGCAGATGTCTTTTTGTGGCATGCTTAACGGCATATCAATCTTCCCATGGCAACGGTGCTTTGGACTCTCCGTCTTCTGGTGTATCTCTCATTCCAAGATATTGTTTACTAAGATAAATTTGAACCCTTGAATCTCCATTTATTGCCTTTTCCCACATTGCTCGTCTGAGTGACTTCTTGCCTTCTTGTTTGCCTTTTTCTAATATGCCTGCGAATCTTTTTCTTAGGTTTGTTGCAGATGTGCCAACCACTTCTGCAATCTCTTGGTCTGAGCATTGGATACACGCTAATTTGAAAACAAGATCTCTATCTATAGTCTTGTATTTTTTAGTTGTCTTCTTTTGCTCATTGTGTTCCATTATGCTTGTCGCTCCAATACTTTTATTCTAATGTTTCTACTGTCTTGTTTACTGTTATTGGTAACAATCTTGTATTCAACATTATAAATGTTTCCTGCTGTGCCTCCGCTAATAACAGCAGTAACCACATAATCAGTTGCACTTGTGCTATCAACTGCGAGTGCAGAACTATCGCCTGCAATGGTTTCAACTGTAACAGTTCTTGATGCAATCGTATCACCACTAGGCATCCAGTTTGTAAAATCTAAACTATAGTCTAGAACAGCATATGGATCTTTTTCAATGTAAACGCCTACGCGGTCTTGCTTAAAACCTGTTAATGTGTGGGCCATGCTTACTCTCTCCTATCCACTGGTGTGTTTTCAACATCTACTAATGTAAGATGTTGGATCTCAAGTGTTCTTGTTTCGCTAGGAACACTGAAGTTTCTTGTTTCACTTTCAATAGTATTTATGCGAGTTTCAAAATCCACTGTATAAATACGTGGTTCTTCAACAATTTGTAAAGATCTGGACTCAGTATCTACTTGATATATCCTAAATGGATCTATACTGTAAATGCTTAACACACCTACTATTGTTGTGAACGCTGTTATATTACATTCGCCTAAGAACGCCGCACCACCTGTTCCAGTAAGACTAAAGTTGGCATTTAAGTCTGCTTCAACGCCTCTTATCCTTACTGCTGATTGTGTAGTTGTAAAGGTTCCTGCTGATATAATAACGCCACTTGCTATTGCGCCTGTGATTGCCTGTAGTGTAAATGATGCTGAAAGATTAGCACTTGCACTTACTTTGAAACTGCCGTTTGTTGTTACAGTTGCTGAACTAGAAAGATCAGCTGAAGTGCTTCTTGTTCTATCTGCACTTGCTGTAAGAGCAAAACTTGCATTTATATCTGCAGGATCTGCGTCTACACGTCTTATACCTACTGATACTGTTGTTGCAAATGCTGTTATATTTGCTTCGCCTGTTAATACTGTTGTGCCTGTTTGTGTTGTTGTAAATGATGCTGATAATGAACTTGAACTGCTTCTTGTTCTTAGTGCTGATGCTGTAAGTGAACCAAATCCTGTTACAACAATATTACCTATTGCTGTTCTTTGTGCTGTTGCACTTAAAACAAAACTACTTGATAAGTTTGCAACACCTGTCAATAATCTTATGGCAGTTGCACTGAATAGTGGACCCCATATTTGACTTCTTGCATTGCCCCAAGTTTGTGCATTTTGCCATTGAACTTCATCGCCTGTCATTACCAGACTGGCAGATCCATTGAATTGTGTGTTTGCCCCTGTCGTTACTGTAAACGAACCTAACAGGTCAGCACCTGTAGTCCTAATCCTGTCTGCAGAAGCAGAGGTTGACGCACTTGCAGAGAGTGTTGCCACTCCTGGTCTAATGTTTGTTGCTGTTACTGTTAAACTTGCAGTTGATGATAGATCAGCTTCACCTAGTGCTACGCCAGATACATAACCTGCCGCTACATAGAGATCTGCGTCTGTGCCTACATAACCTGTGGCAATATAGTCATCAGCAATATAACTTGGATCTTTGTTAACATAGACTGTCAATAGGAATCTCCCTTAAAGACAGCTTATGCCAATGATACTGTAAGTGAACCTGATGTAATTTGGAACGTATCGCCTGACAAAATTTCTTTAGATGCTGTTAATGGTCCATAGAATAAAACATTTCCACCACCTGCACTATCGCCTGATGCAAATTCTGCATCTGAATCCATAATTGCAATATGTGTAATTGTGCTCCAGTTGTTGTCTGTTGCCGCCGCAAATGTTACGTCTGCGTTTGATGTTGCTGTTCCGCCTGAAATCGTAAAGGTTACTGCTTTTCTTTCATAACCGCCGCCTTGGCATTCGTCTGTAATTGTTCCTGCTTCTAGTCTATCAATAACACCGCCTTGATCAATTGCTCCTGCAGAGTCAGTGGTGTTAAAGAGAGCTACATACACCGCACTTGGTGCTGATGTGCTGGTGCTGTTGGCCTTTAACCAAAAGTCCAGTGTCTTTGTCTCCGTGTAATTGGATGCTTGTGACATATTATTTTCTCCTTAAGGGTTTAGTCGTATATACGCAAGTATTTATCGTATAAATGAAATACCCAGGTTTTTACGTTATTTTTGTAATCAAAATTTGGCCTGTATAGCTACCATCGCCTTCAGTGTTGTCAACATAACCAAATCTTACTGTTAAAGTTGTGCTGTAAACAGCAGTATCATAAAACTTGCTGACAAATGTGTTGTCTTGATCAGTGTTTGAAACTGACAAAGACCAAATAGTTGCACTATCATTTGTTTTGTCATCTAATTTTAGTGTATAACTTAGTGCATTGACTAAACTACCTGCTAACAATTCAATCATATAAGAACCTGCGTCTAGTGTTATTTCATATGCGTTAGCACTATCACCTGAAATACTTACTATGCCACCAGGGTCCTTGTTTTCTGTAACCTGTGCAGTTAGTAGTGCCGCGGCACTACCTATATTGACTGTGGTGTTTTCATCTAGGTTAGGTGCACTTACATCTAAAACTGCAACCTGTGTTCCTAATGTAGTTGCTTGAACCTGTTCCCATTTACCTGTTGAACTAGAATATTTTAGAACATCTCCATTACTTGGTGAACTAATATTTAGGTGATCAATTATTTCATTTACGTTGTCAATGTTTTGTTTGATGTCTGGTCTTGCGTTAGCAATTAAGTCTGTGCCTGCATCAACATTAGTTGTGCCTGCTTTTGTTCCTGATGGCCATCCCATTATTTGTTCTCCTCAACGTATGTTGTGAATTCAGAGTAAGAAGAAAATGTTTGTGTTGAGTCATCTGGTTTTGTTAGTGTTACTTCACCATCATCATAGATACCCATTACCCATGCTAATTCAAGTGTTTGTTCTTGTTTTACGCCTGCGTTTGTTGTTACTGTATACATTTATTCTCCTTATGCAAATTGTGGTCCGTCGTCTGCACTTATGTCATTACCACTACCATTTGATGATAAACCATATGCAAATGTGCCATCACCAGCGGCAGTTAAAATACTGCTGGTATCACCTGTGTGGAAAATAAGTGGTTGTGCAAGTCCTGAACCTGTGCCATCTGATCCCATGTCAACTGCTCCACTGTTGTAAAACTTTTGACGTGTTGCAGTATCACCAAGATTGTAATAAACATTGTCTACGAAAATTTGTGTCATACCCATACCAACTTTGTTACTACCATTGCCTTCTGCTAAGATACTAATTTCTGACCATTCAGTTCCTTGCCAAACATTTGGTGTAAAACTTTGTCTGCCTGCGTTTACTGAAAAACTTGTAGAACTACCATCTACGTAAACATGTTCTGTTGAAGCACTACCATCTCTTGAGTATACCAAGTGATGCCAGTTACCATCATCATATGTTCCATTACCATATGTTGCGTTGTATGATCCAATGAAATAATCAAAACCCCAAGCAACACTGGCATCTAATGCAATTAGTCTTAGTCTACCACCTTGGTATTCAAAGTTCAATAGATTTGTGCCACCTGTTCCATGGTAAAATCTAAATGCCGTATCTGCTAGATTTGCACCTGCTGTTGAACCGTCACCATCTTTAAACCAAAGAGCTATTGTAATGTCTCTGCTGTCGCTTGATGAATTACTAACACTTGAATCATAACCATAAAAACTTTCGTTAGGGTCTGTTGCTGTTAGTCCTGCCGCACCTGCCGCTGGAAAGATTCTAGATAATGAATTTAATTTAGTTGCTCCTAATGGCATAATATCTCCTTAACTAAAATTTGTGCTGTATGAAGCGTAATATCTTGTGCCATCGTAAAACACCGTCATAATATCAAAAGTGTCTGTTGTTGACATAGTTTTTGCTCCGCCCGCAAATTTCATAGTTGAAGTTAGTGTTCTGTTTGTGCCATCAGTATCAATAATCAATGTTAAACTTTGTCCTGCTATAGGATTACTAAAAGCTGAAAAAGTTAAATTGTTGTTTAATGTTATTGTTTGAACATTGCCGTTTGCAACATCAGGTGTAATTGTTCCGCCTGTTGTGCCTAGGTCGTGTATGTCTTCATCATAACGTAAATTAGTTGTTTGAACTTGTCCTGTGCCATTAGGCGTAATAGGTATATTTCCGTTTGATACAGAAACAATACCATTGCTGTTGACATCCAAGTCGCCACCTAATTGTGGTGAACTGTCGTTTGCTACACTGGCAATACCTGCTGATCCTGAATATGCAATCGTAAATGCGCCTGCTGAATCAGGTTGTGATACTGTTATATCTGTGCCGCCTACAATTTGTGTGTCAGTTGGCGTTCCTGTGATAGTAAGTGTGGCATTGCCTGCTGAATCTTCTGCGGCCGCTACAGCAATATTGCCTGCTCCGTTTATTACTAATCTACCTGCTGATAGTGCCTCACCAAGAGTTACATCTCCTGAATCACCTACAACTTGTAGTGGTTGAATTTTGTTTGTTAATAGGTCCACAAAGTTTGCATCAAGTTCTGCAAATGTAAGAGCACTACCTTTGTTGGTTGCTCCTGTTTGGGCCGTTTGTCTAAGAGTAACTGTCATTTTGTCTCCTTGGTTTTAATCTACTATACTTATTTAGCACTATCTTGAAAAAATGTGTAATAATCCGTATTTTGAAGGCGATTTCTTGCATCTTCCAATGTGTTCTTGCGTTGTAGTATAAGAATAGGGTATTCAAAGTTATATTCTAACGCTAATGGCGGTTCTTCTGAGTCAGGGTGCATTGCTAGGCATACAACATTCTTTGTTTTATACAGTGAGTTGATCCTGTTGCATATCTTATGCAATTTTTCAAAACTATATCGTTTGCCATATAGGATACAAGCTTCTATATCTAAAGTTTCTTTTAGATCAGCAAAATTTTTAGCAATAGTCATTGGTGCAGTTGTTTCTACTATGTGTATCTTGTTTCTATACTGTTTTATAAAAGGACATATAGGCATACCACCTATTTCTGCTCTAGAAATAGTAAGAACGCTGTCAATCCATTTAGTGAGTTTCTGCTTGTAGGTTTTTTGCTTTGACACTTAGACTTTCTCCTTTGGGTATATGAACCGTAAATAAAATATTAGGGTTTGCTGTGAATAATTCAATCCAATGCGGATGCCATTGGTTATTCAAAGGTGGGCGATTGTTTCTTGGAACATGTTCGTCCATTTGACTTGATAGATCCTTTGAATACATACTGTCCATTCCCCATAGATGTATACCTAGGGGTGGATGTTTTTGTTCACAGATATATTTCACTGTGTGATGTCCACTATTGAATCTTGGTCTATTTGTAGTTGTAAAAACGCTTCTTACGTCCCAGTCTAATTGTTTTCTAATTTGGTATTCCTTACAATTTTGTGTGCATAGTATAGGCACCTTAGGTGTTATGTGATTGTTATGAATATATTTAATTGCAAGTCCGTCTATCATACAAAGATAGTCATACACAAATTCATGTGTAGGCCAATTACAGGCATACACCGTGCCTTGTGTTTTAGTGTAAAATTTATTACTATTGCCGTTACCTAGTAGATGTGCTATCATCTTTTACCTTTGGAAGTAACCACAAATGTTTGTATTCTTGTGAGTGTCCTAAAAATAATAAAATTGTTGCCAATATACTATACCAACCACTAATTTGATTGAATACTACACCTGCTAAAATAATTGCTCCTGCTATTGTTAATGTTGGCACTAAAAAAGTGTCATTTCTTTCTGGTAATTGCATCTATCTGTTCCTTTTGTTTATACATCATCTGTTCTACGCTTAACATAGTTTCTTCTAGTCTATGAACCCTTGTGTTTAACAAATTATATTGTTCTACCAACACTTTGTGATTCTTGTCAAAGTTTTCTATAAATTTATCTGCGGCCTTGCAGAACTTTATTACTTCTACTAATTCTGTATAGGCATCAAAAGTTGGTTTCATTCTATAATCCTTTTTTTGTAGGGCACACTTTTCATTAAAGGCAAACATGCCGCATCTTTGATATCCCAACCACTGTATAATCTACTATTGAAACATCTAACACTTATACCATTACTATTTGCTATTTTTCTATAGTATTTTCTGTCCTCATGTGTATGGTCCCATCTTTTGTTGTTGTTCATTCTTTTAACGGTGCTCCATCTAACATTGCCTGGAGCAAAATGATCAAACTTGTTGATACGTTCTTGTATCTCACAGTTGGCAGGACGTGGTCCTATATGATCAAACCAATTGATAAAACCTTCTTGGTCATGCCATTCTTCACATACTTCAATATCAACATAACATTCTTTTTTCCATTTTTCATCGTATACCAATTGATGCATACGATACCAAACACGCCATTCTGTCAAATAGCTTTTTCTTAAACTTGTATACAAACTAGACACCGTGTTTTTCCTCCCAAGGCATTTTAGGAAAGTTGTGCATAGTTTCATATGCCTGTTTTTTAAGATGCATACGTCTACCAACTATAATACAGTTGTGTGGTCCCCATGCTTCTATAGGATCAAGTCTTACCATACAATACTGATGTGGTTTATTGCCTCTATGTTCTTTAACACCACTTGTTTCCCACATGTCATCCCATGTTTCAAATGTAAACGCCCATTCTTCATTTCTATATCTCGCCAGTGCTCTTGTGTTGGAGTATTTTCTTCTCCATAGAGCTACCTTTGGATCATACTGTCTTGGTCTCATTGCCATTCTCCTGTAAATATTTCTTTTTTATGTCTAACGCTACCTAACAATAAAAGACATCTTTGTTCAACATCTGATTTATATATAGGACGAACATGTCCATATTCAAATTCTGTCCAAGGTGTGCCTAACATACCTGTTGGATGTGGTCCTGTTACAACAGGCGGTATACCTGCTATTGCACTTTCCATTGCGGCCACACTATGTTGACTAACTGTTATACCATATTGTCCTGTAAGCAATTGATCAGTTAGTTGGTTGTTCATACGTTGTGTTCTACCTGGTTTTTGTCTTACTTCCCAAGTATAACCTTGACGTTCTAGTCCTTTAGATACTTTCTTAATCCAATCATGTTGTGTTGTTGCATAGTAGTGAACAAAATTAGGTGCTGTAACAGGACATATCAGTGCATGTTTGGGTCTAGACACTTGACAGGCATGTATTTGTATAATAGTTTTCCAATCTTTTGTAAGATTTGATGTTAGTTTACCTAAAATTCTGTTTATGCGATGTTCATGGTCTACGTTTTCAAATTGTTGACCTTGTGTAAGCATATCTCCTTTGATCCAACGTATCCAATCCTTTGCACCAGTAGGGTTATGTCCAAACTTCCATAAAAACTGTGGTAGTTCAGGATTGTCCCAGTGATACCAATTGTCATGTGGACAATTTTTAGGATGTTGAAATGGTCTGTCGCATCTAGGACCAAATTCATTACCAAATTTCATTAACATTCTAGATCCGTCTGTTTTTGATATGTCATCACATGGTTCAAAGTTTTCAAAAAGGATTTTATTGTTGGTGACATTTGGTTTTTGAATATACCAACCCCAAGTTGGAAATCCATGTGCTTGTTTACTGGCCCAATAGCTCATCCTACAATACCTTTCACATCATGTCCATGAAAGTTTACAAGTGGTTTGATTGCATAACCACGTTCACGTGATTCCCATTTGTAACTTTCAAACACTGGTGGATGGTAACGAATGTTTTCTTCATATTCGCCCCACATAAATTCTTGGTCACCTCTGTATTTTTTATGATTGGTTGCCCATTCACTAAAATACTTGTCATGCACCCAACTAAAGTTGCCTTCATATGTAATCACTGAGCTGTTTACATACTTTACATTCTTATGTGGCATATACTGTGCCAAAGGATCTAACTGCATCAACAGATAGTCTTTTGAAAACTGAAATTCAACACTATCTCTAATGTGCATGTCAATGTCTAGACTTAGTGTTGTGCCTTGTGTAAATGTTTTGAACTGCAACATCTTTGACCACCAACTACGGTATGCTTCTGTTTGTGGTATTTGATG